GTACAGCATAGTTTTGTGCTACAAGTTTCTTACTCAGTGGAATACCATCAATGATAATATCACCTAGAACACGACCACCATACTTATCCCATCCCTTGAGTTGAATCAGAACACTCTTGGCATTTCTAAGTTCTAGTTCAACAAAAAGTTTGGCTTGTTGTGATAACTTATCTTCATAATCACATCTTGCTCTTTTACCTTTTTCTGGAGTGTCAACACCATTGATACGAACTAAAAGTGTTTGATGTAGTTCTTTTGGTAAAAAAGGTGCATCAATCTGCACAGTATCACCATCAATAACTCTCAGCACTCTGAAAGAATATTGTTCCGCACTTGCTGTTGATACAAAAAAGAGTGTTAGTATAAATGTAATAACAAATTTCATTGTGTTTCCTTAGTGCCAGTGTCTACGATATGGATGATGATAGTATGGAGAAGGAGCAGGCATTGGCTCATAATAGCGATATCGGAGCGGAGGAGGATACGAATGTGATGGTACTGGATGATAGTGATGATGATGTCTTTCACGGCGTCTATGCTGAGATGCAATTGCTGCTCCTGCAATGATAGCTGCTGCTCCTAGAGCAATTGCAGCAGCTTCTCTGTCTGATACTTGTGCTTTGGCTGGTGCAGAGAAAATAACAGCAACACCAAGAATAGTAGCGATAATTGAACTTACATATTTCATCTTAGACTCCTTTGTCATAGATTCTGGACTATTTATAGCATATCACACTGCTGGTTGTCAAGCGTATAATAAACCCTTGATATATCAAAGGTATTGATGCACCTGAAGCATCCAGGACATGGTTTTGCTGTACCAAACATGAGTTTGGTCTTGGATGCATCCGTATACTTGACACGACAAATATACAGTGTGCACCGTGTTAAATCTGTTATTGAAATATATTTGAGTGCATTTTTGATGGCTGATGTTTCAGCATGAAGAAATACAGCATCCCGATTTTTACCATATCTTGCTTGAAATGGATGTGATTTCATTTCATTTACACCAAAAGATACAATGTCGTTCTGTAAAACAACACATGCTGCAATTCTGGCACTTTTTACTGGAGATAAATCTGATGCAATTTTTGAAAGAGTATTCAAATATTTTGTATGTTTAACGGCCAAGACTTTGGTAGAAGTCTCAGCCATTCTCGGGTAAGGTATTACATTGTTCATTGTGATCTCACATGTTCACGATAAAGTTCAAACAATACTTTTTCTGTTTTCGTCGCTTCTATTTCCCATGGTAAAGTTTCATATTGTGTTGTTTCAATACGAATCTTTTTACCTAACCACTTATACTTATCATTATGATATTGTACCAGTTCATTTCTGGCATATTGTTTTAGATGCACCATCTCATGAAGGATTGTGATGATCTGATTCTTTCTTGATGCAGAGTTATTAAGTAATATTTCAAACTCTCTACGCTTGCTATTATTCCAATCTGTAGGTCCACAGTACCCCCATTCGTATTTTTTGAGTTTGCTGTTTAAGACTGTAATTGATACATATTTAGATAACCTTTTACCAAGAAGAATTTTACTAGAGAATGATATAATATCTCTAATCTCTTTCTTAGTCAACTTATTGTTTTTTCCTCGGACTGAAATTTCCATATATGTTCTCCTAGTTTGAATGATAGTAACACAACAAAAAAGGAAGATCAACTGCTATTTTTGCACACCAGATATGCAAAAACCACATATCACAATTCAGTGAACTTTGTATTTATATCTGCCGAAACAACAATTTTCTTGAGCATAAACGATGGTGTAAATCCGTCAAAAGAACCGCCAAGATCAAGAAATCTCTTGCAAGTTTTTGCTTCATTCTCAAACAGAAAGTAATCATATACTTGTTCTGTTGCATGTTCATACACACAATAAAATGTGGTTGATTCATAATCTACTTCATGAATTGTATACTTTTCCATATCACACCTTTAATGTCTTAAACTTGTTCTTGACTACATTATTGACGAATGTTTGACCAGAATCAATAATTTCTGTTTGTGCTGTATCTTCTACATCATATAGTTTCATCTTGCTCCTATCTATACCAACAACAAAGCGTTTATTCAATGAAGGATCATTATACCGATTCTTCAATTGCTTGACCATGATTTGTCCTAGTTTCTCTAAGTCTTCTGTAGAGATTAAAGCAAACATGAAATCAGCAGTAGCAGGAAGTCCAAATGATTCTGAAGTATCTTCCAGTCCAACATCAGAACTAACATAACCAGATCTGGTTGTTTGTGTAGCAGAAACAACAGGTACAGTGTATTCAACAGCAAGACCTCTAAGTTCTTCGGCAATAGATTTAACATATGTATAGGAGTTTACTTGTGCACCTGGTTTAACTCTAGCAGAAGAACAGATATTCAGATAATCAATAAAGATAATATCTGGCCGAAATGTTTTCTTAAGATATAGTTCATTCAACAATGCTTTGAAATGTATTGCTGATGCTGAAGCTGTTGGATATTCTTTGATAATCAGTTTACCATTGGTTTTATTCTTAACTGAATTTGCTTTCTTATCATACATATCTTTAGTTAAACTCATTAAGTCTTCAAACGTAATATTCATTAGATTAGCATCAATTCTTTTGGCAACTTCTTCTTCCGCCAATTCAAGTGTTATATAAAGAACATTTTTACCCATATTCAAACAAGACGCTGCAACATGACACATGAACAAAGATTTACCAACACCCGTATTATGTGATTCAACACCATTGGTATAATATCTATGATTTTTATGATTAACATTAATATCAACGATTTGTATTTCATTGTTTGTTTTAATTACATTAGCCACACTTGGTCCTTTATTTGTTTCAACAATCCATAAAGAATCTGGATTAATCATATTTTTAGCACGAACCCAACCCATGTTGGTTTTAAATAAATGGTCTTCGTTGCATCTAACCTCTAAACCATTTACTGTTGTTAATACATATTCATCCCATTTACCTTTATCAATAAAAAAATTCACACCAACCCATCCATCAGGCGAATCAACTTCAACTTCATAATGATTATTAAGTAATGTTTGTATTTCAGATATAGAAATTTCTTTTTCACACCAATCAGACATTGAAACCTCTTGTTTTATAAATAAAAGTGTCCATCACGGTACTGCAAATACCCATGGACTCTAACGCTAGACGGAGCATCAGCATGAGTATTTATTCTGTCATCTATTATAATCTATGTCAAAGTAGATGTCAACTAAAAGAAAGTTGGCAATCTGGTTCTAATCTTCATAGGCATCATATCATTCCTAAACATTCTGGTGGTACAGACGATGATTCTAATTTCACATATCTCACAATCAGAGAACATATCATTGCGCACTTTCTTCTCTGGAAAATCCACAAAAATCCAAATGATATTCGTTCAATGAAAATGCTTGGTGCAAATCTAACATATGAACAAAGAAGAATTGTGGGTTTATGGTGTAAAGAAAACAAAATAGGATATCATGATCCAGAAGTTAGAAAAAAAGCGCAACAAAAAGGTTTAGAAACACAAAAACAAAATAATACCAAAGAAACATTTTATTATTGGTCTACAAATGAAGGCAGAAAGGAGAGAGCATCTTTGGGCGGTAAAGCATCAATAGTTTCTCCTAATAATCCATGGTCCTATTGGGCAAGCAAAGATGGTAGAAAGAAAAGAGCATCTTTGGGCGGTAAAACACACAAAGGCAAAAAATGTATGTATAGACCAGGAGACAAAACTTTTGTCAGAGTGAAACCCGAAGATATACAATCATATTTGAATGATGGTTATATCTTCGGGTCTCCACATCCTTCTAAGAATCAGTATTCTTCTTCCTAAATCTAATTTTTACTTTTGTTTCTGGATGTACACACCCAGCAAGCGCAATATTCAAAGTTTTCTTTGGCAATCCATTCTTTGTAATCTTATTGAAGAATTCAAGATCAAAAGGAATCTTTTCTTCTACACGATGATAATATTCATATCTCTGATCAAAGTCTTGTAAATAATCATGACCAATATTTGGATCAAAAGATATAGATAAAGCATCAGAAAGTAACTGTGGTATGCTTCCTTTTGATTGTTGTGCTTTTGTATTATTCATGATGTCAATAGACTTCATGATAGCATTATATATTGCTTTTTCCTGACAAAACTGTTCTGTAGAATTGATTAACCAGTCAAGATTTGTATCCTCTTGACTGGTCATATATGTATCAAGATTTTGTTTAATGTTCTTGACAGTTTCCTCACGAAGCCCTTGTTTAGTATTTACTTCTACTAAAAGGGCATCGTAAGTTGGCGGTGTATTATATTTGATGATAAATTCATGGACAGTTTGAAACAACACTTTACTGTCATCTGACAGGAAGTATTCTTCCTTTAGAAACGGAAGAACCTTACGTGTGTATTCTTCATTTCTAATCAGATTTTTCAGTATGAGTTGATCAATTTCCATATTATGTCACTTTACTTGTTTGTGTTTTCTCAGTATATTCTACTGCCTCTAGAATCAATGCATTCAGCACCAAACCAATATGTTCTGTGAATCTATCATCTTTTCTTAGAGTTGTTTCTGTATGATTACCCATTTCAAATAATTCATAATCAAAAACCAATGTAGCAGTATCGTCTGTATTTTCCTTAACAGACATATTGATGTATCTATATACTACATCTTTATATGGTCCTGTCAAGAGTTTTAGCGGCGTGGTATCTGCTTTGATCTTATCAATAAACATATAATCTTCACCAAGAATCATGATACTTCCTCCTTAATTACATTTGCTTTACCATACAAAAAATCTCCTGCACATTTTTCTTCAATCTGATCCAGAATATCTTTAGTAAAATACTTTTCAGGATTCTTTTTGACTTGTGACTCAAAAACTTTATCACCATTTGGAAACTCATATTTTGTAGAGACCTTTTTGATGATATTATTTCTTTCTGCAATTTCAAGTAGACCATAATAAGGATCAAGACCATCAGTATAGTTTAACCATGTCTCAACCTTTTTATCTTCAATTGTTAGACGTGCTTTCTTTGTGTGTGCAGTAATAACTGCACCTGTTCGTCCATCATCATCATCAAGCATCTTGTCTTTTTTCTTTGAAAGAAAGATAATTGTTGATGCTGCATATTCCAGTCCTGATCCTCCTCCCATCTTCTTAATAGGAACATATGCACCAGTGACATCGTAAGTATGATTTGTTACAATCAATGCTACTTTTGCTTTACCCAACTTCAAAGTAAGAACACGAAATGCACCACGAATCAATTGTGCTCTAGTCATATCACGAGTATCTTTACCCTCCGTCATATCAGACACTTCTTTGTCTGTTGACAGATTACCAAGAGAGTCTAGGACAAAAAGCATCGGTAGTCTTTCTTTTTGTTCCATATATCTATCAAGAATTTTTACTGCTTGTGTTCTAAACTCTTGAACAGTGGCCACAGGAAGCACACCAACACGCTTGATATCTACTCCACGATCAACCAGCATCTGCTTTGAAATTGCAGATTCTGATTCAAAATAGAATACATAGCCTTTGGGATTTTCTTTGAGGAATTCATTTACAATATTAAGTGCATAGAATGTTTTGCCGGTTGATGGCTCACCAGCAAATGCTGTTACTTTGTTAGCAGCAATGCCACCATAAATGGAGCCAGACAATAGAGCATTAAGACTATAGCTACCAGTGCTAATAAAGCCCGTGATATCACCTGCTTCAATTCCATCTTCGGCAATAGCAGCATACTCGTTTCCTGTCTCTTTGAGAAGAGAATTAAATAAATCTTCCATAAGTATCTCCTTATTTTGTTTATAGAAACAATCTCGTTTCTATATTGCTATTTAGAACGTCTAAGTTTTCTTCTTCGTGGACTATATTCCATAAATTCAATATCATATTCTTCTTCTCTTTTTCTCATAGTATGATTGAATGCTAGCAATAACATAATTGCTAATGGATCAAACACAAAGATGATTATGATTATAACATATGTTACTGCTAAGTCAACAGTTTTTTCATCTGATTGACCGTAAAAGAAGTCAGCAACATATTTCAATGGTCCAATTTCTGCTTCTAACTTACGAACTTCTCCTTCATTTTTTATTTTCTTTGTTTTGACTTCATTTAGTTTTTGTACCTCTTCATTCTTTCTTGCTATAAGCGTGTCTCTTGTTTTACGCTGTTTATCTGATGCCGACAAAGAGTCTTTTGACTTACCCTTTTCAATCATAGAATTGATAGACTTATCAATCACTGCTATCTGTGAATCAATATCTTTGATGACATCTTCTTTAATTTTAATTTCATTATTGATAAGTTGCAATTCCGCTGAAACGCCTGTATTCAATTTAACTTGCTGTTCAATATGTGCTCTAGACAAATAACCAAAAATTCCCATGGATGTTATGAACATGAGAATTAAAATAGCAGAGAGCATATAATACTTAATGAATCTAGATGCTTCAGACCAATTATGATGTAACCAAGAGACACTTACAAGTTTTGAAATTTCAAGAACGGTGCCCATAATAATGACTGGCCAAAAGGCACCAGCGAAAATTGTTGTCAGCCCTATTATAGAATAGAAAGCAGCAACAACCGATAATGATATTCCAGTGAGGAATACTATTACGGCCAATATTGTGTTTCTCATGACTCCTTTGTTTTGTTGAATATAAAAGATTGGTAGGCACGGAGGGACTTGAACCCCCAACCAACCCGTTATGAGCGGGTGGCTCTAACCATTGAGCTACGTGCCTTTATTGGTACCCACTGAGGGATTCGAACCCATCACTGAAAGGATTTTAAGTCCTTTGCCTCTGACCGGTTGGGCTAAGTGGGCAATTCATACTAACTAATATATCTGGTAGGAAGAGAAATGTCAAGTGATTTTTGATTGGTCATGTCAATAATTTGTTCTACTTCAACCATCGTAATCAGATTATTATCTATCAACATATTCAAAATATCATCTGGATATAACATCAGATTTTTTCTTTTCCACATCACAATCTGCTGAACAAGATTAATAGTGTTCTTGTCAGCTGTGGTAAAGAAATCTTCACAAAACAAATCTGAGTTCATTTGATGTTCCTATGAGAAAAATGCCTCTAGTGTATTAACTTGTTCTGTCTTCCATCCAATACTGTCTAACAGTGTTTTAAGTGGTTCAAGAAATGATTTATTAAATTGTATATCATAATCAATATATTTATTCAGATCAAACTCAACGGGCAATATCTGATGAAACGATATGATATTACTTTGAATAGTGTTTGGTTCTTTCAAATAGATAAACTTGATCTTCTCACCTTCCATAATCATTGGATATTTTTTATGCAACTTATGCTTTTTGATACTGTTATTGTACATAATAGAACCACGGACATGAATCGGTGTACCTTTCTTAGGAGATGATGTTTCTTTGTCTGTGTATTCGTTAACACCATTTACACCACGAGGAAACGCAATATCTGCAACAGGAAGTTTCTTGAACTCTTTTCTAAACTTCTCAATAAATTCAATCATATCTGTTTCGGACTTGCTCAAAATAACATCAAGTGCTTCTTTCAACTTTACACGACAAGCAGATGGTGTTGAAGACTTAATCATATCAAGACCCATAATTTTTACTTGAGGAGTCTTGTATGCAATACCTTCATTATTATAGACATTCAATACATAATGTTTCTTGGCTGTCCATATACCTTTATCACATAATGCTTCACGCTTCATGATCATTTTTTGGGCGTAGGCATTAGTATATCTAGCAAGTTCATTGTAGCATTTATCAATATACGGTTGTATTTTACTCTCACAGACCTTATCCAAGAATGTGATCGTTTTTGAAGAATCACTAGCATCAATTGTTTTTCCAATAGTTTGGCGCACCAATTCATCAAGAGATAGATAAATCGAGTCCGTATCTGATGCAATGACATAATCCTTATCTTGTGTTGATAGTAATTTATTTAGATAAGAATTAAGTTTGTTTTCAATCCAGCGAATGGATAATTGACCAGCAGTAGTAATTGCAGATGCTTGACGAACATCAAAAAACCGGAAGTATTCATTACCAAGTGCACCGTATGCTGAGTTAAAGACTCACCTTTTTAGCTAATTGCAGATTATTATATCTTGCAATCGTTTTTTCTACTCCAGATTTATAAGCAATTAGTTCGTCCATTGTCATATTCTCTAATTTTTTCAAAACACGATCCTTTCGTTTTTTTAATTTCTGAATCAGTAAATCTTATTATATCATAACCATTTTCTTTTGCAAGATAATTATGACTTTCATCAAGTTTTTTTTGTTTTTCTGTGTTATGCCAAAAATTACCATCTAACTCTATTAAAAGATTATCATATATCAAAAAATCATATCTATGTCCTTTGCAATTTATCTGATATTGTTTTTCATATTTAATATTATTATCAATACAATATTTCTCAAAAAATTTTTCTATCCATGTTTCGGTTCTACTATATCCCTTACGATGAATTCCTGTTATTCCGTTGTATGCGTTTTGTCTGTGTTTTTCTCTAAGTATATCACCATGTTTTTCATAAAGTAATTTTGTTGCTTCGCTTTTTGTTCTTGTTTTAATATCATACTTTCTCATATAAAGTAGAACATTTGCTGCTGATGTTTTATACTTTTCTGCAATTTCATATAAATTAAGTTTATTGTCTACATATTCTCTCAATAATGTTGATTTATCAAATAAATTTCTATCTTCGTAGTATTTTTTAGATGTTTTACTTTTTCCATTATTCTTAACACTAATTAAACTGGACAACTCATTTCTTTGAATAGCATTATAAACCGAAGCATATCCAAATCCTATTATTTTAGATATTTCAGAAACAGAATATTCTTCGAGTAATAAACTTTTTATTTCAGTTATTCTTGAATCTAACTCTTTTGTTATTTTTGTGTTTTGATTTGACAAATCAAATACTCCTATAATTGAACTATAGAAGTATTTATAATAACTTTGTTTTCATGATTTCTTTCGTTTTTCTATTTCATTATTGATTTCTTCTAATTCTTTCTTAGCTTTAATTGCTTCTTTCTTATACTTAGAACGATCATTATACATTTCTTCCATGATCTTAGGTAGAAAACCTTGTTGTGATGTTCTAAACAGTTGACCGTTTGGTGTCAGTGTACAATCTTTGAGTAAAGAAGTATCAACACTCTTAATCAACATACTATCAATTGTTATTCTTTGTGATAGTATTTTTCTATGTTCATTAGTATAGTTTTCTGGTTCAATAATAGTATCGGGAGAAATATTATATTGAATTATAAGATGAGGGTACAAACTGTTCAAATCAAAGGATGCAACCCATCTGTGCATACCAAGGAGCGGATCTTTGACATATGCACCAATATACTTCTCGTTCTTTTTGTGATTCTTAGATGGTGGTACTATGATGTTGTTTTCTAGCAATCTGTTTGTAATGATTACATCCCACATTCTTACTTGTGTGAATACATCTTCATAGTTACACTTATTATCATATGCCAGTGTAAGCACAAGATCAATAACCTTGTGTTTGGCATCTAGTTTTTCTACTAGCTCAACATCACGAATGTTGTACTCAATGAATAACTGATAATTATCTTTGTATAGCGTATGAAGATTACCATATTCTTCATATGACAACTTACGCTCACCAAGATCATTATGACAGATAGCATCAAGTTTATATGATTCCTGTGATGTACCACCAGGAACATACTTTTTATATAACTCAATGTAGTCCAGAACAGCAATGCCCAATGGCGTGAACGTAATTTGATCACGACCCATGATAAAGACTTTTCTTTCAGACAAAATATTCCATGGTGAAAGTTTCTTGGAAAAAGACTCGCCAAGAACATTATTGATACGATTTACTAGATATGGAATATCAAAGAACTTGACATTCCATCCGGTGATAATATCTGGATAATCTGTTGACCAGTCTGTTATAAATCTTTTGATTAGATCAACTTCATCATAACACTTGATATACTTAACATCCGATCTTGTGTTAATAAAGTCACCACAACCATACACAATGAACTTATCGTTCATCTTATATGTAATAGCAGTGATAGGTTCTGATGCTGTTGATGGTTCAGGAAAACCATTCTCTGAACCAACTTCAATATCAATGTTGCACACATTGATTAATGTACGATCCCACAAAATTTCTTTTGATGATGTTTCATAGATATATGAATATTCGTGACGCTGATTACCATAAATTTTGAAGTTTTCTACATCATCATACTTTTTTATGAATTCACGACAATCACGCATAGAACCAGGAGTCACAGGAGACACATAATCTCCAGTGACTGTTTTATATTCGGATTGTTTATTTGTTGGAATGTAAAGGGTAGGTCTGTATTCTAATTTGTACTTAATCTTCTTATTGTCTTCTATGCCTCTGTACATAATGTGATTGCCATAAGCTTGCACATTAGTATAGAATGTATGCATCATGTTTATGTTCCTGGTAAAATAATACTTGATGTTGTTGGTGTAATGATACCACCAAAAGCGGAATTATATTGATTGAGAAATTCTCTCATAGGATTCATTATACACAAAATATGAGATTTGTCAAGCTCAAACGTCTTGTCCTCTGAAAATTCCATCCATGGTGCAAAGCCAACTGTCGGATTTTGTGGTGTTGATTTTGCAGGAATTACAAGGATACGAAGAGGATTCTTAATAACAACAAGATTATCATCATCATTATCTGTAATCATCTCTGCAATTAATTCTTCACCTGTTAGAAGTCTAATTAGTTTTACGTTCATAGCCATTATTGAATCTCCATCAGAAAGTCATATACCGCAATTGTTAACCACTTTTCAGGAATCAAAGTAACACTTGTCCCTGTTTCATTCTTGTATGTATACGCATTATCTTTATCAACAATGCGTGCAATCTTTTCCCACCGTCCATCAAAACTTCTTTGGACGAATTGTGTCTCCAAAATTTCCATTACCTTCTCCTTTATATAAGCATATATGTGCTTGAATACCATACACACTTTTTATTTGCTTTGCTGCATCTTCACAGTTATCTTTAGTATTGAAATCAATAGTAATGATTTGCCCGCTGATCATCATCAATAAAGTCCAGAACATCAATGTTTCTCAATTATCTCTTTAATATCTTGATATGTTTCTTTAACGTGGATATACTGATCATTACCAAAATCAAGAATAACATTTTTTGTTTTTTGTAATGTTGACTTGTAACCATCTCTGATTGTAATCACTTTATTAAGATTTATCAGTAAAACTGTTCCGGAATGATAGTCAGTCAACTCAATAAACTTCATTATCATATCTCCTGCGAGGTAAGAATGTTGCTGCTGGATTTTCTGCTTGATTTAGTTTGTGGACTTCATATACTTTTACTGTATCAGAAGAACAAAGCCATTGCTCGTCTCTAAATCTGTCAGAAGCGAACTTGAGCCATTGATCATTAGTTTCTCTTTGTAATTTTCTCCACCAATCAATTGTTGATGGATCAGGCAAACTATTGATGTAAGATGAATTAGCCCACCAGAAATTACCAGAGAAATGTTTTGATGGTTTAGTATAATAGTTTACACCAGCAACATCATGATCTTGTAATGCTGAAATACATGCTTTCCACTTTTCAATAACACCCCAATTAAGATATTGTCTCCAATAATAATAGTTCTTGTGTTGCTGTATAGTATCTCTTGATATCTTCATACCAGAAGTAATACCTTTAGTATGAATATAACAAACTCTCATATCTTCTTTTTGACAATCATTATAGATTTTACGATATGTATAGTTTTCAGTAATAGTTCTATCTGAATTTAGACCAGACAACATTTCTCTGTCTGTACTATATGTATTTTCAATAAGTTCTATAGAAAACTTGACAGGATAAGTTCTGCATAATTGCGCAATATATTCGTTCCTTGCATCAAGCTGTGTGATGCAAGTCATACGGATTTCAGACAGATTAGATAATAATTCTGCATCTTCCATACATTTCATTTGTTCAAGAATGACAGATGACCAAACTGCTGGATCATCTGTCAAGTATGCATGATAATATAAAACATTCTTCATGAAGAAATCTCTACTTTAGGAAAATATGTACAGAACTTATCATAATCATTTTGTCTTCTGGTTTTGATTTTGTTCTTGATTTCAGTAAAGAAGTTCCATGCCAGAGGAATAAACAAGATTGGTCCTGTTTCTGTATCAAGTCTATCAATAGAACAGATTTCAATATTTGATCCTGGTGTAAACTTACCTTGCTTTAGAGGATTATCATCAATGATATAATCAAGTTTGACGCCAGAATAGTTCAAAAGTGTCATTCCTTTTGCTGCTGCACCATAACCAACAATTTTATATGTGCCTTGATTAACATCAACTACTTTTCTTAGATCATCAACAACAGAGTTACACTTCTCTGAATATTTGATATATGTCTCATCATTCAATAGACCTATCTTTCTTTCCATTTCAATTAGATTAAAAACATGAGCAGGTCTTGCTCTATCTTCATTTCTTGAAATAATAAAGACATAACTGTTTCCATGCAAAGGACATTTGATAACATCAATCAAATGCAGATTTGCTCTTTTACATAGATTATTCATTGAGTTGATGTTATAGAAACAAATATGCTCATGATAAATTGTATCAAACTCATTATTGACAATCATATCAGCTTGTGATGTTTGTACAAAAAATAATGAGTTATTATCCATAATCTTCTTTGCACATAACATGAATGTCAAAGGATCATAGTTATGAGCAAATACATTCTGTGCTGTGATAATGTCATATGTTAAATCATGATTGAGCACAAAGTTAGGATCAAAAAAATCTACATAGATTGTATGTCCTTTATACTTTGATTTAGCAGACAAATTAACTGCAGGATCAATACCAGCAGTCATCATATTCATATTTCTGTATGCATCTAACTGTGTACCATCATTACAGCCAATATCAAATACAGATAATGCATCGTTACCACAATGATTATAATACTCAATACTAAAATCAGCAAACCACTTGAAGTGTTCTTTCATTGTATTTGATGTGCCAGATACATACAAATACTCTTTGAACATAAGTTCTGGGTTAACTGCATGTGTTAGTTGTACATGATAACATTTTTCACATCTATTGATAGCAAGTGGAAACTGTTCTTGTTCTTCATTTTTAGTATTTTTGTATGAGTTGGCTAGTGGTTGTGTATTCAGATCAAGAGTTAATTTTAGATCAGTTGATCCACAAGCAAGACAGTTATTCAACTTAACGGAATTTGATTGGTGAAACACGAGTCATATCCTTTTTTCCAAACTTTTCAAACACTATCATGCTATCATAGAAGTGAACTGATGTCAAGTCATTTGCAATCTTTTTCTTTCTCTCAAATTCTGTGTCCAGTTCATCTATCCACTTAGAATGAATCACATCAATATACTGTTTGGCATACTCAATAAAACTGCCTTTTGTTCTAAAACCACCACCATTGTATGGCATATAACTTGTATGTGTATCTTCACAGATATAGACTGAGTTATGTGGCATCAGAGGAAACACTTTTTCAAATGTTAGAATCTGTTGATCCATAAAATGACCACCGTCATCAATAAAGATATCAATCTTGCCTAATGATGGTAGAGTTTCATTCCAAAAAGTTTCAGAACTTTGATCGCCGATAATTACAGATATTCTATCTGTATCATACTTGAGATTAGCACATTCAGGATCAACATCAATACCAGTAATTCTTGAATCGGCAGGTAGATATTTACTCCACATTTCAAGTGAACCACCTTTTTGCACACCAACTTCAACTAGATGTACATTACTTCTGATTAGAAATCTCCTAAGATGTCTTTCATACACTTCAAAGTATGGTTCCCACTTATCAGAAGAATGTTTTGTATTGTCAAAATAATTTCTTAATGTATGTTCACTCATAGTTCAATCCATTCTTTGTTGGTCAATGACCAATGTGTTACTTCATGAAGTCTTTCACGCAATGAGATTCTAGGTTCCCATCCTAACTTTTTCATAAAAGCGCCATCAAGAGAATACCTTAGATCATGACCAGGACGTGAAGTGTGAAAATCTACCATCTCATACACAGGGTCTTTGTTCTGTGCTTCGGCAATAATCTTGACCATTGATAGATTATCAATTTCTTCTTTACCAACAACATTGAACTTAGGACAACGAACACCAAGAGATGCCATATGATCCTTGATAATCATATGTTGTGTATCATTCATATGAAGAAGAAAATACATGGCTTCAGCAACATCCTTAGCATTGATGTAAAATCTACTGCCTGCTTGTGTCTTTGAGGGATCAGAGTGTACATAAATCTTCTCGGAATCACGAATCTTACGAATACACATAGGAATGAACTTTTCAGGATGCTGTCTCTCACCAAAAACATTCATTGTGTGTGTAACAAAGATTGGCAACTTATATGTGTTCTCATATGCCACACAAAATTCTTCTGCCGCTGCCTTAGATGCTGAATATGGATTAGTTGAATTATATCGGTCATACTCACCATATAGAACACCCGGTGGTGCAGAACCAAAGATTTCATCTGTGGAGAAGTAAATCAGTCGTTCTAGATTGTTCAATCGTCTTGCATAATTCAGAAGATTGACAGTACCAATGGTGTTATCCATAACAAATTCCATTGGATGCGAAATGGACCGATCAACATGACTTGATGCTGCTAGATGGAGAATGATATTCACATCACCAATAAAGTTTTGTGTTAACTCATGAACATCTGCTTTCAAATCATGCCATACAATCTTAACACGTTTTTGTTCTGATTTTGGATACGAACTAACAACAGAATTTAGTCTATTGAGATTTCCAGAATAATCCAATCTATCTAGTGATATGATATCCCAGTCTGTCTGTTGCATAAAAATATCAACTACATGATGGCCGATAAACCCGGCACCACCGGTCAATAACAATCGCTTTCTCATTATTTTATCCTAATTTATATTTTTCAATGACAACCTGACTATCATGATATTGATAATCAGAACCGAATTGTTCTTTCATATACTTTGGGAACCACTCTTTCATCAAGTAGTCCATTTCTTTGAAAGCGTTTGACTTATCATACCAACTTTCACGTCTCATGTGTTTAGCTGATACTTCATGAACTATATATGCAGGCAATTTTAGATAGTCACACATGATCTTATCAATACCCCATTCAGATTCATTGTATTGATAGTCTCGCAATAGTTTAAGAACTTTACTAAACACATCTGTTCTATAAAAGCAGATGCCCATTTCAGTGAAGTTGGTTTTAGCAAAAGAACAATTTGTATCTTGTTCAAGACAAGGATACACTGTCCATGATTTCAACGATTGCTGAAAGAATGGAAAGTCAAACTGTCTAGCAAGTTCTAGTGATCTATTTACAGAACGAATATCTGTGCAATAATCATCATCCCAGATACCAATATAATCATAATCATACCACTTGATATCAAAAATGTCAAGCAGTTCTGGTGTCTGTTTCCACTTGTATCTTATTGGATAATATACAAATCTATCATATGAATTTTCTTCTGGTATAAAGTCTTCTTTGAAAGACACAACTAATGTTTCATATGTTCTTTCTGGCTTAGCATATCTCCAATGATTATCTTTATCATATTCATCATCAAAGAACATTGGACATCCAGTAGGAGTAATAATCAGTGCTTTATGCATTCAACACACCTTTATATACATTCCGATCAAACCAGTTTAGAAATCTGTCTTTGTCAAAAAACTTGTTTACACGTTGATAGTCTGTAAACATAGGTTGAAGATACATTTCTTCATACATATCTGGATTATCATCAATCTCTTTAATTGCATCAAGAAAATCAGCATCATTACCATAATCATGCCAGTTCAAGAATGCTTTAGTGTTGAAATCACATTCAATTGTAGGACTGCCCCAATAGATAGGAACGGTCTTAGCACATAATGCTTCATATAGTTTTTCTGTTGCATAACCAGGATATGATGTGTTTTCAAAACAAAGATTAAAACGATATGAATTTAGAAATTGTAACTTTGCTTGTACTGATTGTTCTCCTCTTGGAAGCACATAACCAATGTTGTTAAACAATGGACCACCAGACGCAACACCTTTATATGAATTCAAAATCTGAAACCATTCGTTTCTCTTTTGACATCCACCATTCTTGACAACAAATGAGCAGAAATCTTTTTTTACTAACAGATCAGATGGTATTCTTTGAATTGTAGATGTATTGGGTACATCTCTATGGTGATTATCATAATCATAGATCACATATAAAGGCAGTCTGTAATTTCGTCCTTCAAATTCATTATGGTCAAATGATATAGAATAATGACACTGATAATCCCATGGTCTTTCATTCTCACCAGTATAGAATATCTTTACACAATTTCTGTTATTGTAGTTGACATTATTGCCACCAAAAATCTTGTCTCCAAAGATCAAATAGTCTGGATTTTGATCATCACGAATTACCTGATATTTTTCAGATAGAATATTTGTAAAGAAGTTTTCAATTGCGCCAAAAGTGTCAGTAAACCCTAATTTCAGAACATTCATTATATTATCTTTCTAATTGTGTCTTGATCCAATTATATGTATTTGTAATTCCTGTATTCAAAGAATATTTTGGATTCCAATCAAGCTTTTCTTCAATAAGTCTGTTATCTGAGTTTCTACCACGAACACCTGTCGGTCCTTCAATATGTTTCTTGATCAGACTCTTATTCTCAACTGCACATGCAATATCTACTAATTTATTGATTGTGACCATTTCTTCAGAACCAATATTAACTGGCCCCATGAAGTCAGATTCCATCAAAAGTCTAACTGCATCAATACAATCATCAATATATAGGAACGATCTTGTCTGTTTACCGTCACCCCAGATTTCAATTTCATCATATGATGTTAATACTTTACGACAAATAGCAGCAGGAGCCTTTTCTCTACCACCCTGCCATGTTCCTAATGGACCATAGATGTTGTGAAATCTAGCAATACGAACAGGAATATTATAGTTTCTGTTGAACGCTAGATATAGTCTCTCTGAGAATAGTTTTTCCCAACCATACTCTGAATCAGGATTAGCAGGATATGCTGAAGATTCTTCACAGTTTGGATTATCAGGATCAAGCTGATTATGTTCTGGATAGATACATGCAGAAGATGAATAGAAAATCTTTGTTTTATTTACCTTATTGTGTTCATTATACATCTTGACTGCATTTAGAACATTCAGATTAATAGTTGCTGAATTATGCATGACATCAGCATCATGCTCTCCTGTAAAAATAAATCCTGCACCTCCCATATCAGCAGCAAACTGATAAATTTCATCAAATGGTTTATCAAATGCCATTGCCCAAATCTGATGAGGATCACGGCATGAACCAGCATAACCAATCAGTTCATGAACTTCTCTTTGCTCTCTAAGATCACGAACAACAAAATGATCAGCCATGCTTTTACTGAATTCGGGTGTCTTGAGATCAACGCCACGAACCCAATATCCATCTTTCTTCAGTCTGTTGACCATATGGTTGCCAATAAATCCGCCTGCTCCAAGGCAGAGTGCTGTTTTCATAATTATCTCCTGTACCAGAACCATGTGTCTAAAGCAACAGAAATAGGAGTGCCAATTCTGTTTTCACGTCTAAACTTAGATAATGCTGTTTTTACTTTACTATCAGAATGATTATTGCCACAAAATATACCGTTAGTCTTCACGTGATCATAATACTTTTTAAGGATGATGTCAAGATCAGTGTTTGAGTTGATACAGACTATTTCAACAGGTTCTTTTGGTTCAGTGAGGATTACCTTACCATAATGTGCCTTGAGATTTGTATCAATCAAATCATTATGTTCATCTGTTGTCTTGATTGTAAAAATTGTGTCAATTTTATTCTTACTGTCCAACTCAAGAAATCTAAATGCGTTTTCACCCTTCATTGTTCCAACATCAAGAATATTAACTTTGTTTGGCATTCTCTTGATATATGGAATAATACTAGACGCTACAAGATCACTTGGTGGCCATATTCCCATCTCTTTAGACTGAGTGATAGAAAATTGTTCTGGATTCAGAAACATCATTATCTCCATAAATCTGTTGTATTTTCATTTTCAAATCAGGTATTCTGTCATATTGATGAACAATTGGATACGGTCTTTTCTCTAAATCTTTTACTATGCCATCTTCAATAAAGACAGGATGATCAACATATGCCTCAAGATATCGTAATTGTGCTGCTCTATCTCTTATGTATGCTTGCCCTAAATCACCTGATCCTGATCTAACTGCTTCTAGTGTTGTTCCTAATTGAATTGCCCAACAATCTTTATTGCTTGTGAACATTGTATCATTATAAAAAGGATCAGTGTTAACCAAATAGTTGTATACTGCTTGATCTACAATTTGAATTGGTCTATTGATGCTCAATTGAAAGATCAGAGACAATAGACCACGAACATGATAATAATCACCAGCAATAGTACCGACGTTATATATCAGATTATCTTTCATCTGTTTATGATAAAATGGTCCAAACGCATCATGTAGATTTTTATTTCCCCATGGTTCATCTTGATACTTTAATCCTTCCGAAGATGCAACAAGAGAATGCATTACTAGATTTTCTTCTAGCCAGTCAATAGGGTCAGATTGAAAGACAACATCCCTGACATCAGTAGTAACAACATACCGATAATCAGCATTCAACATCTTGAGAGTGTTCCAGATGTAGAAGAATCTGTTGACATGTGGTGCAATGCTTTGTTCTGCTACAAAGTCACCATTATCATTTTTCTTACCATACAAACTTAACTGGACATTCTTTGATGATAGTTTTTCAATTGTCTCTCTTTTCATATTATCAGAGACGATATGAATATCACCAGAATACTTAGTTTTCTGAATTGAATTAACCCAATACTGTAAATCTCTCCATTCATAATTAGCAGCAAAGCCAATAATCAGATTTTTTGTCATGTCACATCCTTAAAATAGTAGTCGTCCCATCTTGAAATTTCAGTAAACTTTCTTGTGTATCCTTGTTCTTCTAGTAATTCTTTAAGTTTAAATCTCATGATAATGTTATTGTTATGTTCTACTGTAATGCATCTAATTTGATACTGTGTGTTTTCGGTAAAAAACTGAGTAAGAATATCCAATTCACTCCCCTCAGTATCAATTGAAAGATAATCAATGATTTGATGTGCATTGTTTTTCTTTAGCAGATCAAGTAATGAAACTGTTCTTACTGTAATAGCAGAATGATTTTCTCTTACTTGACTATGTTCATCAGTATCACCATAACCTTGAATAGTAGAAAGATCGGCGGCATTAGCAACTGCATTGAATGTTAACTGTTCATTTGATTTGGTATAAACACACTCTGTTGTAATAGCACAATTTCTATTCCTGAACAATGCATCATGCCAATAAGGATTTGGTTCTGCAAGAATACCTTTCCATCCATAATCTTTCTCTAGCATATATGTGTTTGAACAATCAATGCCGTTTGTAGCACCAAACTCGACAAAGAAGCCATTGTGCTTATCTTTTAATTCGTGTAGTACCCATACATCTTGAAAGTTCTGTGATGTTGTTTTTCCTATACTAGAAAGACACTTGCCAAAAAGATTTAAGTAATTCAAATCATCATTCTGTGCATTAACAACAGAATATAGAAATTGTGAAAGATTCATTCTGTCCATGGATATTTACCACCATACTGTTGCTTGATATATTCATTGCCCTTTTCAAAGAATTTGAAATCACCACCATATGCTTTATTCATATCAGGTAACTTATAGTTTAATGTATGTTGACCTGATGTGCCATAATTATCATGATTCATACCTTTAGTTATGATAGTGAAAAATCTTCTATCACCTCCCCACCCATAATGCCAGTATGATGCAACTCTTGTTAGAAAGTCACGTTTGAATAGATATGATGATGTATCAACTAGATGTTGTGGATTATCTGGCTGTGAGAACCAGATTGGATAACGACCAATACTCTCACAACAATCATCAGCAAGATATTCATTTTCTACATAAACTTTACGCAGAGAATGAACCCAATCATAATCTTTTTTCTCTAGTGTGTCAACCAGAGATTCAATATGATTAGGTTCATACCAGTTATCTTCATCAAGAAATGCAACATAATCATGATTTACAAGATGAGAATATGCAGCATAGATTCTATGACCATAGTATCCATTACCACCAGTATTATATGGTGCTGTAGTAATAATCACAGTATCTTTAATAGGTGTGACTCTCAACACATCTTGAAAATATTCTGTTCCATCAACAACAATAAGATGTGTTAGATTCTTATATGTTTGTTTACTAACACTTTCAATTGCATTTTTTAGTTGAGATTTGCCTACAGTAGGTGTTATCACGACAACAGAGTTTTCTATTCGCAATTGCATTATATAAGTCCTTTTTTATCTTAGTCTTGCAAACTGAAAATGCATAGAATCAAAATTGGCTTCTTTACCTAAATTGATCGCTCCTTCATCATACCAGAATTCAACAAACTTCTTATATTCAGGCTTAGACATCTGAGAGTTTTTCCATGATGTATTGAGAGCATTACGATCAGGATCAATATCTACAGCAATTCCCCATGAATGCATTGACCATGTTGATCCGCCACGAATAGGACGCACATTCAAACAGCCACCGAACAAATTGATTCCTAACTCTTGAATCTTCTGAATACCATAAAAATCAAGTGTACGTTGCCAGATTCGTTCCATTGGTTCTTTGACTAATTTATGACATTGATATTGCATCAACTTAGTTTTCTTTTCCCATGGAATAACAAGTGGAAAAGGCATCTTACAATAAACTTGATTAGTACCAACATCACCAAAGAATGACATACAATCTCTTTGAAGTGGCCATATAATCTTGGTTACTGTTACAGCACTGTTATTGGAAGTAACATATTTTGGAATCCAATTCTTATCTGCTGCCTCAACACCAAATCGTTCACCACCAAATTGTGCTGTTTGCCCTGGTGCCCAGATAGATCCATCATCTTTCTTTACTGTCTTACCTTGACCAAATCCAACCATACCAGATGCATTACCTGTCGCACCGTTGGTTGTGTTTGTGCCCTTTTCTGCCACTTCACGAATGATTTGATGAAATGTCTTATTGTCTGATGAACCAGGATCATTTGTTGGGAAATAAGAACCCGTCACTGTTTGTAGAAGTGTTTTTTTGCGGGATGCTGCTCTATTGAAAGTTGTTTCTGCCCATGCTACTTGTGCATCTCTTCCTTGACCACCAACTTCTGATGCCATTCGTCCAGCAAAAGCACGCACAGCGTTGATATCTTTTAATTCGTCAAAGAACTGTGACCGATCAATTGCTGTATATTGTGTTACTTGTTCTGGATTCTTGCCAAATATTTTTTCATAACGATCACGCCAAGTAAGAACTAAATTGGCTTGATATGCTTCTCTAGCATGTTGTGTTTGTTGTCCCACAAGACCATCAATATCACCAAAATAGATTTTCTGATCTTTATAAACTGCTTGCTCTGCTGCAATCAGTTTTCTAGCAGATGACCAATTATCAGTATTAATACCAATCTGCTTTAGATACTTATCAATTGCTTCTCTTGTTTGTGTTCCTACTTTGCCGTCAATACCATCAAAGGGCAATAGTTTATTATCAAATAATAGTTTCTGCATTTCAATAGTTACATTCATTGCTTGCATATTATTACCTCCACATAATGCTTTGATAGTATATAGTATCAACCGGGAGAACTAACCCCCGGTTGATTTATTTCAGTCTCTCAAAAATGTCTTGTTTTTACTTTCCGTTGCTTCAGAATTGATGTCAATCTTGCGTGGCTTCTTATGTTCTGGGATAAACTTTTCAAGCCAGATACGAAGCATGCCATTAAGAAGATCAGCATTCTTGATTTCAATAGTGTCTGCAAGAGTGAATTTACGTGTAAATGCACGATCAGCAATACCTTTGAAAAGATAATCATTCTTTTCATCAGTCTTTAGTTCACCCTTGATAGATAGTACACCATCTTCTAGAACCAATTCAATATCCTGTCTGCCGAAACCAGCAACAGCCATTTCAATAACATATGTGTTATCGCCAGTTTTAATTATATTATAGAAGGGATACGAAGAAGTTTTAGTAAAATTTTCACTAATTTTACTAACAAATTCATCCAATCCAACAGTTGCTTTAGTTAAGTTTGTAGCAAATGAATATGGATCAAAGTGTGGAACGTTGTATGTCATGTTTTTCTCCTTATTAAGCAAGATGTGAAATTGTCCTCCAATCAGGCAGGACATACACTGAAGCATGTTTAACATAATAATCTTCAGTATTAATATATATATACTACATTAACAATAATATGTCAAGTAAATTATTTAGTATTATAAATAATATTGTGGATCACGATGCTGGAAACATCTATCCACTCTAACACTAATAGGGAGTGTCAGCATATGTCTATTTATCAATCAACATTAGAATACTATGTATATGCTTATCTCAGAGAAGATGGCAGTCCTTACTATATTGGCAAAGGTAAGGGTTATAGAGCATGGGATCATATAAATCATAAAAATGCAAAAACGCCTAAAGATAAATCTAGAATAATAATATGCGAATCTAATCTTACCGAAATTGGTGCATTAGCACTAGAAAGACGTTTAATACGTTGGTATGGTCGTAAAGATAATGAAACAGGTATGCTTAGAAATATGACAGATGGTGGTGAAGGTACAACAGGAATAATTCGTTTTGTTACGGCAGAAACTAAAGAAAAAATGAGTATTTCAAAAAAGAAGTACTATATGAATAATCCAGAAGCACGTCAAAAACAAAGAGAAAATAAAAGCAAATATTTGAAACAATTATATAAAATATATCCAGAAAAAAATCCTAATTATGGAAAAACAACATATGAACTAATTGATCCGTTAGGTAATATTCATGTTATTTCAGGTGGATTTACTAAGTGGTGTAAAGAAAAACAATTAAATAGGGCAGCAATAAGATCAGTTGCACTAGGTAAAGTAAATCAACACAAAGGATGGAAAGCAAAAATTATTAAATGATTCTCCTTGCGGCAGAATCGTGTTGGGTACGCTAAACCTTTATCCCAACAATACTATATATAACACTTTTTGTGCTGTTTGTCAAGTGCTAATATACTTCGGTATCACCAGAACCCTGTGCTGTGAATGGAGTGCAATGTTGTCCGCCAACTGTTGGACATAAGTCATCTGGAAACGCATTGTCTGGTCCATGTACAATAACAAGTTTATTTTCAACAAAAACTGTTGATCCTGTTACTGCAACAAGATCACCATCACCGTCTGTATTTTTATCACCCTCTACTGCCCAAAGTTTATTATTCACAAAAACAGTAGCTTGATTAGTTACAACAGTTGTTGCGCCACATGTTCTTGAATCACCATGTCTATGTGCACCATATGGCATTATTTACTCCTTTGGGTTCAAATCAATTCTTGGTGCTTGTTGAGTAATGTTTTTGCCAGAACCAATATAGACATTTTCTTTGGCGTTGAGATTGATATTCTCTGCCTCAAGATTCAAGTCTTCGTTTGATTTGATATACACTTTATTATGTCCGTCTATAAAAACATTTTTATGATCATCAACAAATATCGTTACACCACCATCTACTTCAATGTATGTTGATTCACGAACTTTGATTTTCTTAGGTGATAGTTGATGCAACATTGATTGTCACTCCAGTTGAGCCCATTCCGCCTTTCCGATCAGTCTTCACTTCAGGTCTAGTTTTAGTTTCTTCAATCTTGAATGTTTCTTGTTTCACTAGTTCTGCTTGTGCAATTCTATCTCCAGGATTTAACCACTGACCAACATTTGATAGATTTGTCATTAGAACAAACGTTTCTTCAATATAATCTGAATCAATAATACCCTCTGCATTGACTAAAACTAGACCTTGCTTTAGTGAAAGACCTGATCTAGCATATACACGAACAGAGTATCCTTTTGGAATATCAAAGATAAGTCCTGTCGGTACCATTACACGATCTTCTGCATTAACATAAAGTCTACCATCCTTAAATGGTCTGCTAAACTTCTTATTCATACCGGTATAACCAGTATACTCAAATTTACCTAGAGGTTGATATGATAGATCAAAACAAGCAGATTGTTCTGTTGCAAATTTAGGTAGTTCAACAGAAGGAAATGTTTTATAAATTTTCAATGTAGTCATTATATAATCTCCAAAATGTTAAGTTATTTCCATCCAATTTATAGCACCAATACAAGTATCAGATGCACCTGCTCCAGCTACAGCCAAAGTAAATGTTGTATTGGTATTAGAAAAACTATTTCTTCCTAGTTGTAGTCTAAAGATATCATCTTGCATAGTCAATGGGAATGAACTTTGCCGTGTCACATAGATATATCCTTGATCCAAATCTGTGCCACCACTGATACTATTTGCGGTCAAGTTATATTGAATTGATGAATCTGTTCCTGCTGATGTCCAACTACCATTGCCTACAGTAGCATTTTCAACTATCTTATATGCCAAGCGTGTACCATTGCCACCTAGACCTAAAAGGGCAATACTCTTAGGTACTACTATAGCATCTGGTCTTTCTGATTTCAATCTGATACTTGCTACAGGATAAAATATACCAGCAGTCGTTAATGTATATGATGAATTAGGTAAATGTCCTATTGTTTTATTACGTCCTCTAACTTCATATCCACCTTCAGACATAACAGAAGCACAGATAACATTCAACGATGCATTATTTGACATTGAATTAGTATTTTCAATTTCATATCTCAATGGTAAACATGCAGTGGTCATATATGTTGTATTAGCCAAATTAGAATGATGAAAAGAATGACAATGTATTAACTGACCATTGATAATAAATCCACATCTTACTGTACCTACACCCAACCATTCAATATCAGTCCAGAATAATTGTGTTTTGGTCATATCAAGAGTTAGTAATGAAGGACCAGTCCCATCTAACTTATCAATATTCCATGCATCTTGTGATATTTTATCTTCTACTAATGATCCAGAACTGAATGATCTAATAACAAAGTTTAATGTGCTGCCATTTAATTCAAGATAAACACCATTTTGTGAACCGAAGTAACCAACTCTTTGTCTTAGACCTGTTTGTGCTGGTGCCATACAGAAAGATTGAATTGTATGTAACGATTTCCCTGGTTGATATGGAAAAACTCTAGATGATTCTCTATATGCATAAGAATTGGCAACAGATGATCTGACATTTAATGATACTGTAGAAGAATTTGCATCATAAACTATAGAACTGCCTGTTGCCGAATTTGCATAATTAAATCTAGTATCATCTTGATATCTAAGAGAAGAATCAAATAAGGTCAATGGTTGTGCCATTCTTGCACGACCAAATGCATCTACTGATACGCCAGAAGGATTTGCTGGTCCAACAAGATTACCATACTGATCTGCAAGCATTACTACTTCAAATATGGTAGTTTCTTGTGGTAGATATTGATGAGTATCTTTTCTAAACTGTGCCATCGTCTTCTACTTTTGTTTTTTGCCTACAGTATATTTAGTAACTAGTTTCCAATCTGCTTTTTCTTTGTGTGTTAGTATCTTGATTTGACTGAGTGCAGCAACAGGACTCTTTGATTTGTTTTCATCAATCAGATCAAGAAGTTCCCATTCATGCAACAGATTTGCAATAGTATTTAGTCTTGCTTTATCATCATCTGAAAAATCTGATTTCTTACCATCCAAAAGAAAAAGTTGCTTGAAGTGAATAATATAGTATTTACCTTGTTTATGGAGAATATGACAAGATTGATACAGCGTTTTTTCTTTCTTTGAAGCAACACCAATACGAGTTAGTGTTTCTTTTATTTTGAGGAAGTCATCTGGTTCTAACAGTTTCACTTCAATCAGTTCTTTTAAATCTAACATCAGAGCCACCTTTATCAAGTTTTTTCTTTATAATATTAAGTTGGTCTTCTGTGAGAATTGTTAATGCTTCCTTGGCTTTTTCAGTTGAGATATTATAGTATTCTTTTACTATATCCAAATCAGCAATAGTTTCTCTTTTCAACCATTTTTGAAATGGTCTTTTATATGACCTGATACTATTTAGATAAAACTGATATTGAAGACGTTTATCTAGATTCGGATACATATTCATCTGATTAGCATAAAGAATGCAATCATAGTGATGTGAAAGAGCCTTGTTGATGATAAAAGGAACATAGTCTTTCTCATCAATAAGAACGTCTTTCTTTGTTTGCAAAATAGAAGGCAGAATGTCTTTGAATATGTCAGTCATTTAAATTCCCTCTTATGTAATTGGCTGCCCTCACAAGAATTTTTATCGATTCCTTAAATTTACCCAAAGCTAAATTGCATGGATCACATAACCAACCCCTGAAGGTT